ACAGCATCCAAATTGGTTTCAGGTGCAATGCAAAATATGGCTATGGAAGCAAACAAAATGGCCGCATTGACAGGAAAAGATAGACGTGAAACCCTTGAAAATATGGCAAAAAAAGCAAAGTCTGATACAAACGTATTGGTTACAGCAGAATTAATGGCAAAGCAAAATGGCCATACTGCTGAACAAGTTGCTCAGAATAGAACGGCTTTAGCCGCATATAAGACACAAATGGAGGCCATGGGTCCAGCGGGTGATAAAGTTAATCAAGCAATGGACTTAGCCGCAAGATCAGGTGTGTCTTTTGAAGTTGCAATGGGTCAAGTTGACAAACAGTTACTTGCTATGATCAGTAAGAATCCAGAATTTATGGATGCTCAAAACGCAATGGTTAAGAAAATGAAGGCGGGTGAAAAAGTAGATGTTAACCAGATTGCTGACAGCGTCAAGAAATTTGCAGGGGGTATTAATGAAGGTGCTATTAATGCATTGGCGGGTGTTAAAGGAAATGAAGACCTTATAAACGGTATTATAATGTTTGAGCTTAATGCAAGAAAACTGGCCACAAAAACTGCAGAAGGTGTTGAAGAAGAAACAAAAAAACATGCAAATTCAGCCATGGGGCAAGCCCAAAATTTGGCACAAGTTGCAAAAGATACTGTAACTGCAATGCAAAATGTCGCTGATTCGATATTAACAGTAGGCACCGAAGTGTTTAACGACACATGGAAAGATGATTTAAAAGGAATGCGAGATACAATCAAAGAAGTGGGTGGTATGTCAACAGGTCTTTCAAAACAAATTAGAGATGATTTGCTGGGGGTGCATGAATATGGTGATATGACAAATGCCCAGATGGAAATATACCTTGCTAAAGGGCTTACAACTGAAGAAGCAAGACTTGCCCATGAAGAAACAAGACTTGCATCGGCTAAAGACTTACTTGCAGACCAACTGAGAATGGTTGGAATTCAGGAAGATGGAGTGGCGCAGGTACGAGGATATTTAGGAGATTCAGAAAAGAAAATAAAAGATTCATATTCTAAATCTGCTGCGGCTTTAGATGCTATGCAAGAGTCACTTTCAGGTGCAAAAGAAATGACAGCAGGAGAGTTACAAACAATGGCAGATGAGCTTGGTGTAAATGTTGGCGCACTTGCAGCCCAAGCAAAGGATATGAAAATTGCTATCACTGATGCCGCAGGGTTAACAACAGAAGGATCGGCGGTTGCAAATACTGTTTCTAACACTTTTGAAGCATTAAATGCAGAACAAAAGAAGTTGGTTACTACTATGTTAGAAGGACTAGCAGGCGGAAGGCAAATGGCCGATGCTCAGTATGATAAGTTGATTAATAACATAATAAACAGTAAAGAAGTACAATTAAGTGATGAGACAAAAGGACTGTTTAGTAAAATAGCAGACTCAGACCAAAGTCAAAGAATTGTTGAATTATTGAACAAAGGATTACAAGTAAATACTGGTGAAACAGAGAACGATAGGCTTGCAACATCTATAGATGAATTAGTTAAAGTATTAAAAGGACAAGTAGGCAAAGAACAGAATATAGTAGTACAAAAATCACCACAGGAAATGTCCATGTGGGAAGACATGAAGAAATCATGGAATCAAATCAAAGAAGATTTGAAATAATGTTTAATTAAACAAGGTAACATATGAGTTGGAAAAAATATTTTAACGTACCGAGTACAACTACCAAACAACAAGATCCATCATCGTCTGGATATACTGAAGCAAGTAAATTCGCAAGTTGGCTACCTGAAGTATATGTAGGTCAACCAAATAGATTAGAGCGTTACGGTCAATATGAAATAATGGACATGGATTCAGAAATAAATGCCGCATTGGATACAATTTCTGAATTTTCAACTCAGTTTGATTCGTCAACACTTGGTGTTCCATTTGAAATACATTATAAATCACAAAGCACAGAAGCAGAAGTAACCATTCTTGAAAAAATGTTAAAGCAATGGAGTACTGTAAATGAATGGGATAAACGAATTTTCCGTATTTTTAGAAATACAGTAAAGTATGGTGATCAGTTTTTTGTACGTGATCCTGAAACTTACGAAATGTTTTGGGTTAACCCAACAAATGTTACAAAAGCAATTATCAATGAAAGTACTGGTAAAGACATAGAGCAGTATGTTATTCAAAACTTAGACTTTAACTTACAAGCAAAAACTGCCAGCGAAATAATTAGTCACAATGATAATTATGGTGCATTAAGCACTATGCAAAAGGGCGGTATAGTTGATAATAATACTGGCCGTGGTGGAAGTGGACAATCATATATGTCAGGCACAAACGAACTTCAAGAGTTTGGTGTAGGATCTGAACATATGGTTCATTTTAGTTTAACAGAAGGATTAGATGATGCTTGGCCATTTGGGCAAAGTATATTAGATCCAGTTTTTAAAACTTACAAACAAAAAGAATTATTAGAAGATAGTATTATAATTTATAGAGTGCAACGAGCACCAGAACGTAGAGTATTTTATATTGATACTGGTAATATGCCAACACATAAAGCAATGAGTTTTGTTGAGCGTGTTAAAAATGAAATTCATCAACGTAGAATACCAAGTAAAACTGGTGGTGGGTCAACAGTAATGGATGCAAGTTATAATCCATTAAGCATAATGGAAGACTATTTCTTTGCACAAACTGCTGAAGGTAGAGGTTCAAAAGTAGAAACATTACCGGGTGGAGAAAATTTAGGACAGATTGACGACTTAAAATTCTTTACAAACAAAATACTTAGAGCATTAAGAGTTCCAAGCAGTTACTTACCTACAGGACCAGAAGACGGAACAGCCGCATATCAAGATGGTAAAGTTGGTACAGCATTAATACAAGAGTTTCGTTTTCACAAATACTGTACACGAATACAAAACATATTAGCACCATTGTTTGATCAAGAGTTTAAAATGTATTTGAAATGGCGTGGAACACAAATAGACTCGTCAACATTTGAAATACGATTTTTTGATCCACAAGGGTTTAGTGATTACAGGTCAATTGATCTTAATACTGCACGTATTAGCACATTTACACAAGTAAGTGAAATGCCATTTATGAGTAGACGTTTTGCTCTTAAGAAATACTTAGGTTGGAGCGAAGACGAAATTATTGAAAATGAACGTGCATGGTTTGAAGAAAATGACTTAGATGCAACTTCGGTTGAAGCAGAGGGTGATAGTGCTGGATTAGGAAATGTTGGCATTTCACCAGTAAGTGATATGGATGTAGGCGGTATGGATTTAGAAGGTGATATGGGTATGGAAGGTGATATGGGTATGGACGTCGGTGGTGAAATGGGCGGTCCAAGTCCAATATCAGGAGCCGAAGGTGGCGGAGAGCCAGGAGCATTATAATGGAAAAACTAAGCGAATTTTATGACGTAACTGATGACAAAAGTATTATAGAGTTAGATGATTTTAGAAAGCATAAATTATCTTTAAAACACATCAATAAACTAAAAAGAATGCGTGAAATTAAGAAACTCCAAATGTCTAAAAGGCAAGGGGATTATAATAAAATTTACGGTAAAGCGAAACCGGATGCAGGCGGAATGGGCATGCCTCCAGTATAATTTTACCAAAAAACGCACTTTTTCAGCCGTTTTCTTACAGAAATTAAATTAAAAATTAAATATTTCAAAGCAACATTACTATCTATTGGAGTGAACAATGACAACAGCAGAAAAATTAGAAAAAGTACTTGAGTATGTCGTTAATGATGAGCAATCAAAAGCCAGCGACTTACTTCACGAAGTATTTGTAGAAAAAGCAAAAAACATTTATGAAAACATTCTCGACGATGAACAACCAGTTGAAGAGGAAATTGCCGAAGATGATCCAGAATCATTAGAGGACGAAATTGAACAAGAAGAAACTTCACTTAGTGAAGAAGGCGATGACATGGACGAGCCAGAAGGCGGAGACATGGAAGCCGAATTAGATCCAGAAATGGTTGATGCTGAAGAAGATATGGAAGACGATCTAGGCATTGGGGATGACGAAGGTGAAGAGCCTTCCGAAGACTTAGAAGATGAAGTTATGGATCTTAAAGCACAACTTGCAGACCTGCAAGCAGAATTCGAAAAATTACAATCCGGCGAAGAAGGCGACATGGAAGACGAAATGGAGCCCGAAATTGAAGATATGGAAGAGCCAGGAATGGAAGAAGAGCCCGAAATGGAAGAGGCTGTCGAAGAAGTATATGACGACTTAGGCGAGTCACACGACATGAAGAAAGCCAACGACAACCCAAATGATCCAGTAGGCGAAGATTCCGGCGCAAGTGGTAGCCCAGTTGCTAAAAAAGGCGGATCAGATCCTAAGGCATCCGGTGCAAGTTCCAGTGGTGGAACAAGCAACCCAGATGGAACAAGTGCTCCATCGTCACCTAGTGCAAAAGAAGACAATGCTGGTAACAAAAATGTACCAGGATCAAGTGCTGGTGGTAAGCAATCAAAAGTAGCGGCACCAAAAAAGGGCGAATAATATATGCAACTTAGAGAACATTTAACTTTTGAAAAAGCACAATGCATAACTGAATCTGACGGTAAAGATCTCTACTTAAAAGGGATCTTTATTGAAGGTGAAGTTCGTAATCAAAATCAAAGGATTTATCCTGTTAATGAGATCAATAAAGCGGTCAGAACTATACAGGAACGATTACAAGGCGGGCAAAGTGTTCTTGGAGAAGCAGATCATCCAGATGATCTTAATATTAATATTGACCGTGTGAGCCATATGATAACAGAAATGGATGTCAATGGCAAAAACGGTATAGGAAAGTTAAAGTTGTTACCTACTCCAATGGGTAATGTTGTAAAAACTTTGCTTGAATCAGGTGTAAAATTAGGCGTCAGTTCACGAGGCTCCGGCAATGTCGGGAACAACGGATATGTTAGTGACTTTGAAATAATCACTGTTGATGTAGTGGCCCAGCCATCTGCACCAAACGCCTATCCTACACCAGTATATGAAGCATTAATGCGAAACGGAAAAAGAGGCAGGATCAGTTTAGAACTTGCTGAGGCCGTAAGGCATGACAATAAAGCTCAAAAGCATCTTGAAAAAGAGTTATTGAGCATTATAGGGAATATATGATGGGAGAAAAAGCCATGCAAGACCTATTTAACGACGTGATGGGTGCAGACATTATCTCCGAGGAAGTTAAAACGGCACTTTCCGAAGCATGGTCTAAGAAATTAGACGAAACTAAGGAAAATGCTAAGGCTGAGCTTCGCGAAGAATTTGCTAGACGTTATGATAATGACAAAAAGCAAATCGTAGAAGCAATGGATAATTTATTAGGTGATGCTATTAAAGCAGAAGTTGAAGAATTTATCCAAGATAAAAAATCACTTCACGAGCAAACCGTTGCTTATAAGAAGAACCTCAAAGGGCATACAGGTATGCTTGATGAGTTCATCACTAATGTAATGGGCAAAGAAGTTAAAGAGCTTCGTGAAGACCGAGTTAAGCAGTCAAACAACTTCAAAAAACTCGAAGAGTTTGTACTTCGTCAATTAACCAAAGAACTTAACGAATTCCATGCTGATAAAAAAGCATTGGCAGAACAAAAAGTTAAGTTGGTTCGTGAAGGTAGAAAAATGATGGAAGATACTAAACGTACTTTCGTCAAGTCTGCGGCAGAAAAAATTGATAAAATCGTTTCCGAAACAATGAAGACGGAAATGGGTCAACTTAAAGAAGATATTAAGCAGGCTAAAGAAAACAATTTTGGTCGTAAGATTTTTGAAACTTTCGCGGCAGAATTTTCCACTAGTTACCTACAAGAGGGTACCGAAGTTGGAAAATTACATACAGTAATTAATGATTTAAAGGCAAAAATTGAGGAACATGCTCAAGAAATTGCTGAAAATAAAAATGAATTAGCAGAGGCTGAGACACAAATCAGAATTGCTGAAGATCAGAAGGAACGCCAAACAGTAATCAATGACTTAATGAACCCTTTGAGTAAATCTCAAAGAGCAGTCATGGGAGAGCTTTTGGAAAGCGTTCAAACTGATAGTTTAAAGAAACAGTATAACAAGTTCTTACCTAGTGTATTAAATGAAGGTTCAAAATCATCTAAAGCACAAAAGAAGCAACAAGTTATCAAAGAAACCAAATCGGAAGATTCCACTAATGTTATTAAGGAAGTTTCCGGAGATCGAACGGTTAAAGAAGAGTCTAACAACAATTCTGAAACTGAAATATACAACCTGCGGAAACTAGCAGGGATTTAAATGGAGAATATTAAAATGGCAGATGCGATCTTTGAAAATAAATGGCAATCCGTAAAGGGGGCACTCTGCGAGGGTTTACAAGGTAATCAAAAGACAGTTATGGAAACTGTATTAGAAAACACCAAAGGGCAGTTGATGGAAGCGTCAACAGCAGGTGCAACTAACGCAGGTAACGTAGCAACTTTGAATAAGGTAATCCTTCCTGTAATCCGCAGAGTAATGCCTACAGTAATTGCTAATGAAATTATTGGTGTTCAACCAATGACCGGTCCGGTAGGACAAATTCATACACTTCGTGTACGTTATGCAGAAACAATGGCTGGAGCAACAGCCGCTGCTGACGATACAGTGGCAGGTGACGAAGCACTTAGCCCATTCCAAATTTCCAGAGCCTATGCAGGTGACGGAACTGCGGGATTAGGTGCCGCAACATCAGCCCTCGAGGGTTCGGGTGGTAAGAAAATGTCAATCCAAATCTTGAAACAGACTGTCGAAGCAAAGACACGTAAGTTACAAGCACGTTGGACATTTGAAGCCGCTCAAGACGCTCAAAGCCAACATGGCTTAGACGTTGAAGCAGAAGTGATGGCTGCTCTTGCTCAGGAAATAACAACTGAGATTGATCAAGAGATTTTAACAAGCCTTCGCACATTGGCAGGTACCGCTGTCGCAACATACGACCAAAGCGGTGTATCTGGTACAGCAACATTTGTTGGTGACGAACATGCGGCTTTCGCAGTTCAAATCAACAGGGCCGCTAACTTAATCGCCGCTCGCACACGCAGAGGCGCCGGTAATTGGGTTGTAGTTAGTCCAACTATGTTGACAGTACTACAAAGTGCAACAACTTCAGCCTTCGCACGAAGCACAGAAGGTACTTTTGAAGCACCAACAAACACAAAGTTTGTGGGAACATTAAACTCAACAATGAGAGTTTATGTAGACAACTATGCAGCAGATAGTGTTTCTGCTC